ATTATTATGACAAGTAATGTTGGAGCAAAAAGAGTTGCAGAATTTGGAGCTGGAATCGGATTCTCAAGTTCAAGTTCTACTACTTCCCATAAAATGGAAATGGAAACAGTTATTCGAAAAGAACTTAAAAACAAATTTGCACCAGAATTCTTAAATAGACTGGATGAAATTGTATTGTTTGATGGATTAAAACAAGAAGATGTTGCTAAAATTGCAGAAATAGAAATTCAAAAAGTAATTGAAAGAATGGCAGAGCAAGATTATGTTATTAAAATTGCAAAAACTGCAGTAGTATTTTTAGCAGAACATGGATATGATGCACAATATGGAGCCAGACCTCTTAAAAGAGCAATTCAAACATATGTTGAAGACTTATTAGCAGATGGTATATTAGCTAAAGAAATTGTTAAAGGAAATAAAGCGTACACTATATCTCATAAAAAAGGAGATGAGAAACTTTCTGTAAAATAATCATATAATATAATAAAATTAGAAATATGAAAACCTTTTCACACCAATTCAAACACATAATCTCAGATATAAAAATACACGGAGAGGTCTCTAAACCAAGAGACCTCGAAGTTACCGAATTACTCTATGCCGGTTATCAAATTAATCCTAAAGAACCTTTTGCTAATTTTACTAGTAGAGAGTTTAATTGGAAGTATTTTGCCGGAGAATTAGCATGGTACCTTAATAAAGATACCAACATTGATTACATTAATAAGTTTTCTGGATTCTGGAAAAACATAACAAATCCTGGAACAAATGAAATTAATTCAAATTACGGTTCTCTTCTTTTCGGAGAACAATTACAATGGGTAGTCGATTCTCTTAAAGCAGACAAGAATACTAGACAAGCAATTGCTTTTTTAAATCAGCCAAAATATCAGTTCAAGGGTAATAAAGATTTTGTATGTACTATGTACCTGAACTTTTCAATTAGACGAAATAAACTAGATATGAAAGTTCAAATGCGTTCTAATGATATATTTTATGGACTTACATTTGATGCTCCATTCTTTGCATTCGTACAGCAACATGTTTATCTTTGGTTAAAGTCAACTTACCCAGAATTAGAACTTGGAGTATATCACCACTGGGCAGATAACATTCACTTTTACGAAAGACACTTTGAATTAGCCGAAAAAATCGTTATGGAGCCTCTTCATGAAAAACAATACTCAATGGAGTTAACCGAACCGCTTTTCAATATTGAAAATGGAATAATGCATTTGACTTCTCACGGAATTTCGATGATAAATAATATAAACGATACGATAGATAACGTCTTGACTAAAGAAACATATATTAACATATTATCAGAATATCTTAATATAAGAGAGATATGATTGAGTGCATGAAACCCAAATTAAATATTCCAGAATTCTATATTAATGGAAAGAATTTCGATTCAATCAAGGGCGATTTTGAATTCCATGATAGAATTGTCGATTTTATCGAGATGAATATTAAAAAAGAATGCGATGAAACCCTGCTCTGTTATTTTATATATGAAAATGGAGCTATTCAACATGCAGAACTTCCAAAGAGTTCATATAAACAATCAATATTAAAAAGCCTAGAATTTTATACCTTTCATGAAAAATATGAAAGATGCGCGCAAATTAAAAAACTATTAAAGAAACTATAATGAATCACGGAAAAGAATTTGAAAGATATGCAATGCTAGACAAGGGCATAAGTTCAATGAACATGCACTACTATAAAAACCAAATTGAATCTTCAATGACACCTTATATCCTAGAAGAGAGACAACTAAGAGCTACTCAAATGGATATTTTCTCAAGGTTAATGATGGATAGATTATTATGGGTTGCAGGACCTGTTAATGACAATATGTCTACTATAGTCCAAGCTCAATTAATGTTTTTAGATAGTACTGATGACCGAGATATAACGATGCACATTGATAGTCCTGGAGGCTCTGTAAAATCAGGGCTTTCTATGGTCGACGTTATGGAATGGATTAAATCCGATATTAAAACGGTTAACACTGGTATGGCAGCTTCTATGGGTTCAGTATTATTAGGCGCTGGAACTAAAGGCAAGAGAAGTTCACTAAGACACTCGACAACTATGCTACACCAATCCTCAGGAGGATTCAGTGGGAATATTCAAGATGCTGAAATAGACTGGGCAGAATGGCAAAAAGTAAATAAAGAACTATTTAACCTATTAGGTGCTTATTGTGATAAAAAACCAGAACAAGTAATGGCCGACGCTACTAGAGATTTATGGTTAAGCGCAGAAGAGGCTCTTAAGTATGGTATAATCGACGAGATTATTAATCCAGTTAAATCAAAATCTAGAAAATAAATGAAAATCTATTTTTACGTGCATTCTGGCGAGCTTGAATATTTAGATAAAATAATTAAAGAAAAATTAGATGCAGAAACCTACCCGGTTACTATATCTCCAACATACTTTAAAGATTCATTTCTAGTAGATATTTCATATTCTGATTTTGTAAGATTAAACGATAAAAATACATTTATTTCATTATGACAAACCGAGAAAAACAAAGAGAACTTTTTGTTGAATTAATTAACTATCAACTTAAAGACCATGGAGTAACATATGAAGATGTTAAAACAAATCCATCATGGTACATGGATTATAAAACTACTCCAGAGAAAGAAGAGGCATTTATTAAGTATTCTGTTGAAAGAATAAGAGAGGTGCTTAAAATTTCAAAAGTTGCTGCCGAAAAAGAGGCAAGTTGGTTTATTTTGCAATGGGGATTAACTACTATTAATCCTAGAAAAACACCAACCAGAGCGCAGAGCAATGTTACTAAAAGAACCAAATCCTAGATTATAGTAATATAAAATAGAAATACCTATATAATTTAGTAAATCTAAGATAGATATAGGTATGAAAGTCTTTACACCAAATTGGCTAACAGAGCCACCTCATGACTATGAGTTAAAGTACTACAAGCTATTAGCCGGAATCGATAAAATTAAAAAATTGATTTCTGCTAATAGCTTGTATTCTGCTATCTTAGAAGTAGAAAATGAACTCGAAAAGTTATACAATATTAAATACGGAAAAGACGAAATTGAAAGCAAGACCAGAATAATTACTGGGATTGATATAGATACTATGTCTTTAAAGTATGACTATCCTGAGGAAATTGATGGAATCAATTCAATGTATGACGTTTGTGATATTGCAATTGAAAAACTAGAAGACTTATACCGAATTATTAGAGATAAATGGAGACTAGTTGAATCTCAATGCACTATTACCGAAATTCCAGAAAAAAAGCATCTCAATACTAAAGGGTACATTTTTTACATTGATATAATAAATCAAAAAATTCACATCTATTCTTATATAGAACCTTTATCTTTTAAAATAAATTGGAGTGAATTTAATTTAAAGAAAGTTGATGAACTAGAAAATTCGATTAAAGAGATTTCTAATTTTATTGAAAAAGCAAAATTAGAAAGTACCTCTTATAGATTTTTTAGGTTTGACACAAAATTTAAAATAGCAGCCCCACCGTATACCGACTGCATGTTACCAATCATGAAGAGCATGTTGTTTAATCGAATCAAACACGGCATCTAAATAAGTACCGAAATATATAAACTAATTTTATTTTCTTAATATAATTAATATGAAAATTAGTGTAATAACTCGAACTACTCGTTTACAAAATTTAAAAACGATTAAAGAATCTGTTTTTAATAACGTTCCAACTGGATGTGAAATAAATTGGCACATAGTATTTGATACCCTAAATCTTAAAGATATTGATGCAGAATTACTATGTGATTTAAAAGATGATTTAACAACATACCATTTTGAAAAAGGAAATGCTGGAGGAATGCTATATCCCCAGTGTTCTGCAATAATCAAAAAAATAAGTGATAGTTGGATTTATTTTTTAGATGATGATAATACGATGCATGAAGGTTTTTATGAATATGTTTTAAAAACTTCATTAGAAAATCCAGACAAAAAAGTCCATGTAGTTTCACAGAATGTTGACGGAAAAGATTTCACCGGTTTAACATATAGACAGGCTGCTCCTGAATTTACAAAAGTTCAAGGAGTAGATTTAGCACAGTACATTGTTAGTTCTGACGCATATAATGACTATGGGTATAAATACCTGCCAGATTATAGAGCAGATGGAATACTTATTGGTGCAATGCATGACGAGCATCCTGCATGGTTTACATTTACTGAATTAACATTATCACATTACAATTACCTACAGAAAAAATCAAAAGCAAAACTTCCTAAAGTATTATATATTGGAGATGATGAACCTGAATTAAAATCACTTAAAATATTGAATTATGAGGATGATAACCTAGAAATTAAGTACTTAAAGAGTGATAAAGATATTGCAACATCGTTGGCTTCATTTAAACCAGATGTTATTATAACTAGAGGAGAATCTTGGCAAAAATTCCCTGAACTTGCTAGCACTTCACTCCAATTCCGTAGAAAATGGCTAAACATTAAAGAAGAAGTTTCTTCAGCCGATGTTGGTCAGGCAGCGTACCAGTGCTCGATGGAAAGTATGTTGAACCCAGATGGATTAGAAGACAGTTCAATGATTTCATACTTTACCCCAATATACAATACTGGCGAAAAGCTATTTAATACCTATCAATCCCTACTGGACCAGACCTATGGTAATTGGGAATGGGTACTAGTAAATGATTCTACAGATGGTGGTAAAACATTAAAAATAGCTGAATCTATTGCAGCAAAAGACCCAAGAGTACGTCTTTATGATTTTAGAGAAAAAAGTGGTGGAAATATTGGTGAGGTTAAATGGAGATGTTGTGCCATGTCGAAAGGTTTTATTTTAGCCGAATTAGACCATGATGATTTGCTAGTCCCATGGTGTACTGAAGACCTTTATAAAGCAGCTAAAAAACATCCAGAGGCCGGATTCTTTTTTAATGACACGTGCGAAGTTGATGAGAACTGGAATTCTTTAACATATCCCGAAGGATTTGCGCTTGGATACGGATCATATAGAAAAGAAGAGTATGCTGGAAAGATGATGGATGTTTCTAATCAACACAATATTAATCCTAAAACAATTAGACATATAGTTGGTGTGCCAAATCATGTAAGAGCATGGAGACGATCTACTTATTTTGAAATTGGAGGACATAATAGAAGTCTTGTAATAGCCGATGATTATGAATTGGTGGTAAGAACTTTCTTAAAAACAATAACTTGTAAAATACCAAAATTAGGGTACGTTCAATTTTTATACAATAATGCAAATGGACAGAATACTCACAATTTGTCTAGAGCAGATATTCAAAGACGTGTTAGAACTATAAGTTACTACTATAATGAACAAATCAAAAAACGATTTGAAGAGTTAGGATTAAAAGATTGGGCATATGATGAAAATCAATGGGCACCCTTAAATACGGTCTCTAGATACAATCAAGAAGAAATGGCAGCAAATATAATATATAACGAAAATGAATAATACTTTTGTAAAAATATGGGTTCACAATAGAGAATCTGACTTAATGATGGATTTCTTATTAGATAGAGTCGATACTCCTCCAAACTACATTATTGACCACCATGAAGTACCAAAATCTATCACGGGAGGATGGATTGAAATGTCTATAACATACGAAAGATACCTTTTACTTCGACAGTCGCATGACCATGTCGATACTACACATCTTTAAACTTTTTTATTTTTTTGTGTATAATTAGTATATGGCAAAAGATAAAAAAGAACCTAAAATTTATGTAGTTAAACCAAAGATTGGTGAGAACTATTATTTTAAATTTGCAGGAATACTTATGTATGGTCAATTAGTTTCTATAATTGATTCATTGACTAAATTACATGGAGTTCCACATTATTGGATGAATGAGAAATCAGACAAAAGTGCAAAAAAATGCATATATCCAATATCGATTTATAAGATTTTTAAAGATTTAAACGACACAAAGAATGTATAGTAATAGTGAACTTAAGTCAATGTTATTTATTGACATTGAAACCTCTTCAGAATACCCAACTTATGAAGAATTCTGTACTAAAAGACCAGGTGCCGTAAAGCATTGGGCAAAAAAAGCAGAACAGCATAGAAATACTGAATCACATCTAGCAGAACTTACTGATGCTAAAATGTATATTCACATGGCGGCTCTTAGTCCAGAATTTAGCAAGGTTATTGTAATTTCTATGGGACAAATTAAATTCCAAGATAATTATATAAGTTCAAAAATTCGTTCTTTCTATAAAGGCAGTGAAATGGAAATTCTTACAGAGTTTATGGGTACTGCTCATGCTATTTTTAATCAAAGTCCTTCTGTTCAATTTACTGGACATAATATTAAAAACTTTGATTTTCCATATCTAATAAAAAGATCGATTGTAAATGGAGTTGCCATACCTCATCAATTTCACTTGCAAAAGAAAAAACCATGGGAAAACTGTCTTGTGGATACTTATGAAATTTGGAAATTTGCAGGTTGGAATAGTGCATCGCTAGATTTGATTTGTGATACTCTTAATATTCCATCTCCTAAAACTATAATGGAGGCAAGTAGTACTACTGAAGAGTATTGGAATGGTAATATTGAAAAAATAAAAACATATTGTGAAGGAGACGTTAAAGCAACTATGAATGTAATGCTTAAAATCTCAGGAATGGATATGGTTGATGAGGTTCCGTTCTAAATTGTTAATAACTTTTTGATAAAAAGTTTTACCACGTCAGAAATTTGTATTATATTTACATATCAAATTAAAACCTTATAATCATGGACGAAGACTTTAACAATCTATTTGAAGAACAAGAAAACGAAATTGACACTATTAAAAAAGAAGCAGAAATGAATAACGTAATGTATGATTTAAAAATCAAACTTGCAAATGAAAATTATGAATCAATAATTTCCAAAGGAGTTGATTTTAAATTAATGGAAAAACAAGAACTTGACATTAAACCTATTGTTAAAATTCTCGGAGATATGTTAGAGCTTTTTGAAGAGCGTGAAGAGTATGAAAAATGCGCAAAGATAAATAAAATACTTAAGAAAGCAAAGGTCCAATAGGACCTTTTTTCTTTAATATATAATGTACTAATAAAGTATATCGATATGAACGAAGAATATTTAAAAAAGATTGCAGATAGTCTAGAAAGAATTGCAATTTGCATGGAAAACAAGCAATTGAGAGAAATTGCAACTTATAGAAAAGGCCAAGCCCAATTGGTTGCTGAGAAAAAAGAAGCTAGCAAGAAACAGGTAAAATCTGCAACAATTCCTGTAGTTAAGCAAACCGTTAGAGTTAGAAATTCTAAAAAATAAACTCTAATGAATTATTACGAAACTCTTAATGTTTCAAAGAATGCTACTCCTGAAGAGATTAAAAAATCTTATAGGAAACTTGTAAAAGAGCATCACCCTGACAAGACAGGGGGAGACGACACACAATTCAAAAAAATATCTGAAGCATACGAAACTCTTTCTGACCCTGTCAAAAAAGAGCAGTATGATAATCCATCCAGAGGACATAATCCCTTTAACAATTTCAATGGATATCAAGACACATCAAACCCATTTGCAAATGCTTTTCGAGGATTTGGTGGAGATTTTGCTGATATGTTTAATCAATCATTTGGTGGAGAAGCAAGAGGATCTGATGTTAGAGTTATGCTTAACATAACTCTTGAAGAATCTTATGATGGTTCCCGAAAATATATTGATGTTGGTACTGGTGGATTTAATATCAATATACCTCGAGGAATTTTGAATGGAACAAAACTTAAAATTCCAGGTAGAGGAGCTAGCCATCCTGTAAATTCATCCGCACCTCCAGGTGATATTATTCTAATTGTCAATGTTTTACCAGACCCTGAACTTATTGTTAACGGAAGTGATATTTATGTTGACTTAAACTTAAGTTGGATTGATATACTACTTGGAGGAGAATTTGAAATCCGCACCAAACTTAAGACTATTAAAATTAAAGTTCCCCAAGGTTCTCATGAGTCGCAGCTACTACGAGTTGTTGGGCAAGGAATGCCAATATATAATTCAGAAGGATTCGGAAATCTTATGGTAAAGCTTAGAACTCTTCATATAACTTTAACCGAAAACGAAATAGAATTACTTAAAAAGATAAAAAATCAAAATGAGTAGCATCGAAGAAAGCCCGGAAGAATCAAGAAAATTCATAAAAAGACTCCATGAAGCCTCTAAAGAAGATATGATGGATGTTATGTACTCTTCTATTGTCAATGGTAAAATGGGAGCTTTAAAGCATGATGGGACCATTGAAGAAAAAATAGAAGGAGTAAAAACGGTTCTTAATTTCTTTAAAGATAAAGAAGATTATGAAAAATGTAAAGAACTCAAAAAAATAATCGAAAAGTTGTCAATAATATAATATAGTAACCTTTTTAGCCCGGTTATATTAAAAGTGCTTAGCTAAAAATATATATTATATGTGGCTATAGCCACTTTTAAAAACATTAAGGCAAGATGGGAGATATTACAGGGGAGGAAAGAGATTCTCTGATGAGGTCCAGCTACTATATACTTACTAGAAATTTTACTAAAACCATTAATAGATTTGTTGTTTATAATGATGGTAGTCATACAATAGACATTCCACATGGAATCGGACAGCGAAGCAAATTCGTAGATGTCCTAATAGAATATTTTGTTGAGTTAGAGGAATATGAAAAATGCGAATCGCTCAAGAAATTAAAAGAACTAGTCATAATGACCGGTGATTAAATATATACAAATTTGTATGCAAAAAAGAACAGTGGAAAGTAAAACAAAGTCGACTAAGGCAAAACCTACAACTACAAAAGCTCCAATTGGACGTCCTAAAAAAACAGTAGTAAAAGAATTAGATTTAGTAGGCGTACAATTAAAACCTTCACAATATGATTATTTTGAAAAAATCAAAAAAAATGAAATAACATTCTGTTCAGGTCCAGCAGGTACCTCGAAAACATTTACTGCATGTTATACTTCACTATGGTTATTAGCAACTAAAGCAGTTTCAAAAATTATCCTATGTAAACCTATTCAAGAATCTGGAGAAAAACTTGGATTCCTACCTGGAGATATTGCAGACAAGGTTGACCCATACATGCAATCCTATATTTCAAATTTTAAAAAGATAGTAGGTGATGAATTAACCGAAGGTTTAATCTCTTCAGGTGCTATTGAATTTAAACCACTTGCATTTATGAGAGGTGATACGTTTGATGATTCATTTATGATTTTAGATGAGGCCCAAAATGCTTCGTTTAAACAATTAATGTTATTTACCACCCGTATGGGTAAAAATTCTAAAGTTCTGGTTACTGGTGATATTAGTCAATATGATATACCAAAAGCTAGCGCAGGTCTTCCAGGATTCATGCAATTAATGAAGGGAATCAGAGGAACAGGAGAACATGTTTTTGAGAATAAAGATATTGTAAGAGCTAAAATACTTCAAGACGTTGTAGATCGATACGACAAATGGAGAGTTGAAAACCCTGAAAAATAAGAAACTATCTGGAATCCATCTATATAATAAGTATAAAACATATAGATGGAAACCAGACAAATACTACTTAAACACTCCTATTCAGGAGATGAATCAATTATAGAAATTGGTATTGATGAGGCTGGCCGAGGTTCACTAAGTGGACCTGTTACGGTTGCTGCATGTATAATGCCATTTGGATTTGAAAACCCCTTAATCAAAGATTCAAAACTATTAAATGAGCAACAGCGAAAAGATGCTCGTCGAATTATCGAGGAAAACGCAATTGCATATCACATTGAACATATATCTCCCGAAGATATTGAGGCAACTAATATCTTAAAAGCTACCTTAATTGGAATGCAACGCTGTCTAGAAGGGGTCCAAAAAGATGCCCAATTTGATTTTATATTAGTTGATGGAGACCAATTCCATGGCTTTGAAGGAATTCCATTTGAGACTGTTGTCGGAGGAGACAATAAATATATTTCAATTGCTGCTGCCAGCATTCTAGCTAAAACTGAACGGGATTCAGTAATGAAAGATTTGGATATTGAGATTCCGGGATATGGTTGGAATTCAAACAAAGGATATGGAACCCGCTCACATATTGATGCAATTAGGTCGTTGGGTCCAAGCAAGCAACATAGAATGAGTTTTATCTCTCATCTCTTAACCGAAACAGGAACTCTATTTTGAGAGCATTAATATATGGAATCTTATTGTTCCTATTTGGACAATCATTTATATGGTTCCAGACAAATGGTCAGTTTATGTGGCCATGGTTTAAAAGAAATCCCGTTTTAGTAGCTGTAATTGGAGGTTCTACAATATCATATATTTTTATAGAGGCTACTCGATTAATTGCAGAATATTATGATGGACAATTATGGCCTGGAAGATTTATTGGGTTTGTAATGGGGATGATTTCTTTCTCTCTTTTAACATATTTAATAACAGGTGAGGCTTTAAATACTAAAACATTGATATGTTTAGCTCTTTCATTTATCATAATTTGTGTGCAAATATTTTGGAAATAACTTTAACAAAAAATTAACATAATTTTAACAACCCAGATTTTTGGATCTGGGTTTTTTTGATTATATTTACATATCTAATTAAAACAAAGAAACACCATGAGTTACACAAGATTTGAAAGACACGAATTTATGACCGCAGAAACTAGAAGCGAAATTATGGAAATCATTAGAGAACTTAGAGATAACGATTGCTCTAGAAACTTAGAAAACATGATGTACGGTTTATTTGATGGATATTTATATGCCGAAATTCAAATTGAAGCCTTACAATTACCTACCGAAATGGCTTCAAAAGTTATGCAAATCTTCGATGTCTGTAACCGTTACCCTAAATACAAACCTCAAACAAATTATTAATATGGAAACTTTCAAAAAAAGATTTGATTTTCTTTGGATTCCGAGTTATCCAGGAATGTTAACTTTAATGTGGATGTGTATATTACTTGCAATTGCAGAAATTATAACTATAGTATTAATATCGATAAATTAAATAAATGGAAACTTTCAAAAAAATAGAAGTAGTAAAAGAATTAGTTGCAAAATATCTTAAAGAAAACGGTGCTCATGCCGGATTATCTGAAGCAGATTGCCAAAATGCGCACATCGTTGAAATAGGAACTTCAATCTTATGTACCAAATGGCAGGTTGGATATGCTGGTGGTGGATTTGTTCAAGCAGTAGTAGACAACGATTTACAAGGTGCAATAGGTAGAGCGGATGGCACTAGCATTCGGGCTCTTAAATTCTACTGCCAATTAATGTATAACGTTGGTATGCCTTATTTTGCTGAAGAAACACTATAAACTTTTTAAATTAATTTTATATAAAATACATGGGAGCTAACTACGGATATTGTTGCATAAATTTGACTCTTGACAAGAGTGGTATTAAAATCGGGCGTTCAATGATTAAAAAAACATTTGATGCAAAAGGTATCAAATATGCTGGTGAACTTGCCGAAGCAAATATCCGGGACATGATAGAAATCATTAAGTGGAATCACAAAAACGGCGTTACACTATACCGTATGTCGTCTAGTATGTTTCCATGGATGTCTGAATATGAACTTACCGATTTGCCAAATTGGCCAACAATTTCAAACCTACTAAAAGGTGCAGGTTCTCTTGTACAAAAATACGGTCAGCGTATTGGCTTCCATCCTGGCCAGTTTTGTGTCCTTCCTAGTCCAAATCAAAAAACTGTCGATAATTCTATCAAGGAGCTTAATCAACATGCATTTATTATGGATACGATGGGCCTTCCGGCAAATCCATACTATTCTATGAATATTCATGTTGGTGGTTCGTACGGCGACAAAGAGGCTGCAATCCTAAGGTTCATCGAAAACTTTAAATTGTTATCACCTTCTGCCCAGTCCCGTTTAATCCTGGAAAATGACGATAAACCTGCGCAATACTCTGTAAATGACCTTTATCGAATTTACGAAGCAATTGGTACTCCAATCACATTCGATTACCATCACCATAGATGCTATGAAGACCCTATGTCTGAACAAGATGCCCTTTGTTTGGCAGCATCTACATGGCCAAAAGGTATTCGTCAATTGTGTCACTATTCAAGCGCCAAAAAATTACACGAGGATGCTTCTGTTATTATAAGAGCCCACGCCGATTACTTATACGAATTTATCGATACTTATGGAATGGAAATAGATATAGAAATCGAGGCCAAAGCAAAAGAATTGGCACTCCAAAAATACCAAAAAGAATATATACTCTGTGAAAAGTAAAACGATTGAGTTAGAAAAGATTAAAAAGGATGTTAACCTTTTTTTAGAGGCTCTTAAAAAAGAGGGCATTGAAACAAAATCAATGTCAAATTTGTTAACAACATGCGTAATCGAACGCAGACCTTTAACTAATGAAGAGGGTAAAAAGTTTGCAAACCAATTAAAAAATCTGGTTAAGACTCTCGGATTAGCAACAATAATCCTGATGCCGGGAGGTTCAGTATTTTTTATATTGATACACTATCTAAAACTTCGAGACTACTTCCTATCTGATAGTTTTAGTTATTTAAAAAATAAAGATATATAAAATCTAAATAAAAATACAAATAAAATTATGGCAAGTATTAAAAAATTCGAGGAATTTGTCTCAGAAATGGACAGAGCCGAGGAAATAGAAGCAGACGTTGTTGCTAAAGGAACACCTGAAGTTAAGTCTGAAGAGGAAGCAGAAGCAGAAGCAGAAGAGGTTCAAGGAGTAGACGAAGCTGGAGAAGCAAACCTTGGAGATGCCGCTGAAAAAATCAAAGAAGAGACCAAACCGGTTTCAGAACTATTAAAAGACTGTTATGAGGCAGTTATTGCAGAGGCTAAAGCATGGGAAGAAGATGCCCATGATGAGCATACTGTAGAAACTTACATGGCTGAAAACGCATCGCTTGTCGCAGGCATGGCATCTAATTGTGTAAAGGAAATGAAAAAAGACATGGCATCTGAAGCGTATGAGGCATGTTTAAACAAAATGACTGAAGCATTTACTAAGAAAATTAATGAAAGTAAAGAAGCTACTGCTGCTACCGACGCTGAAGATATTAAATAATAAATCCGGTTAACCGGTAAACTAAATAAAAAGTCTATATATAATATAACATAT